TGTCGTTGACGAAGTCTTGGTACAACTCACTCTTGAATAGTATGGTATTGTTCTTAAGCTTGTCTGAAGCTTGGCTTCCCTCAATAAGTCCACACCATTCAATGAATTCGTGACGCGTTGCTGCCGATAATCTTCTAACCTTAAGGTTAACGAAGGTACTCTTAACAAGGCCAGTGTTCATATATGACTTAAGATTGTTGATCATATAGTTGTCGAACCTGCACCACTCATCGGTATCCCAGTCACTAAACAGAAGCCTTCCGAACTCAATAAGCGGAGTGAACTCCTTGCTGTAGAACTGCTTGAACTCAAGCTCCCACTTACGTCTCTCGAATGAATTACCTGTACCCTTGATCGCGTAGTTTGTCGTTATGACAATCTTAGGGGATCTTGAGAATGGTAACTTAATAGCGTCCTTGTTCTTCTTCTCTATGGTCAAGCCCTCAGTAACAATACTGAACAATCTCTCAAAGTCAAAGTGTTTCCTAACGTCATCAAAGCATAGCACCTGAGTATCTATCGACACCGTTTGGTATGCGAATGACTTCTCAAAGTTGAACGCCTTACCGTCAATCATAGCGAACTTCTTCATCTTGGACACGCCGTTCACAAACAATCCCTTACCAGTCCCACCCTCTGGGTTATCAGTTATGACCTCGTCATTAAGTATAACAGCTGGGCAGTACGATAGGTTCTTGTATCCGTGCATTAGGTACCCGATGGTGCTCTCCATTGATTTTATTCTCTGAGGATCATCACCAGAAATGTTTGACACGAACGTCTTGTAGTCGCAATCAGTACTATCGCATATGTCGAAGTCCCTATCTATGATCTGATCCTTCCATATGTAACCGCCAAGGTCCATATAGTCTATCATTATCACATCATCCTTGGTTACCTTAACAGCGCAGTTTCTGTAGTACAGGTAGGACGAATCGCTCGTATCCTCTATGAAGTACACGTCAACAGACGCAAGCATAGATAGGAAGTCATCCTTGAAGAACCTTGTCTTGTCTGCAAAGTAATTATACACGGACATATCATCTATTGATTGTAGGTAGTCAAGAACAAAGTCCTTTATCTCAGTCTCCGATGTGTTCTCGATCAGGTTGTTCGTAACACGCACAAGAATGAAGTCCCTACTTCCCTCTGGCACAAACTTAAAGAAACCGCTGTCCTCTAAGAACTCCTTGAAAAGGTAGTGAATAATGCTTACAGCCCCCTTGTCGCTCTTCGACCAGAACTTCTTGTTAGACTCCTGTTCATCAATGCTCTCAATGACATTCGTAATAATATTCTCGTGTATGCCTGAGTCAGAAAACTCTGTAATAATATCCTTACGAGAGGCACCACGTTTAATTTTTTGCTTAATCTGATTAACCTTGTCATCATCTTCGTAGTATTTTGTTCCAAACTTATGCGTGTGCGAGTAAGCTGAATTGATTGTTGTTTGTATCTCAGACACCCAGTACTGGTGATATATCTGAGAGTATGACTCTGGAGACATCGTGCCAGACAGGAATATCATAGGAAGATGACTGAACAATTTCTTAAATTCCTTGGTGTACTTACCAGGTTTTGGGAATGCTCCGAACCTATGATGCTCATCGTGTATTACAAGATCAAATTTCCCCTCTATCTTGTGCATAGACTCATCATTTACAACGGTCATACTGAAGTGCTTATCGTAACCAAAGTCTATGTAATCAGACTCTATTGATGGAACAGCTTTCTTTTTGGTTAAGAACAATACATTCTTGGCTCCGTAAAGTTTTGCTACCTCCATAGACGTGGCTGTCTTTCCCGTTCTAACCTCCATTGTAAGATAAACAATTCCTAGCTTAGTTAGTTTCTCTATCGCTTGGTTTGCTATCTGCTCTTGATAATCTCTTAGTTTCTTCATACTCTATAAAAAATCCTATTGCTACTACTACATTCATACCCATAGACGCTATGATCTCGTGTATATCCTTGTAGACATTAACGGTTAAATGAACGTGCCCTACCATCCAAAAAGGTATGGAAAGATTACTTGCTATCCATACTATTAAAAACTTTAAGAATCGCATTCTTCAAATTGTTTAAAAAATTTCTCTGCATTTTCAAGCTCTAACCTGTGAAGCTTGTTTATCTGTCTTATCCTTGATTCCTTAGCGTCTTCTAGTGAGTTGAATATACGGTCGCAATTCATTCGTAAAGATGTGTTTTCTGTTTCTTCAATAAAATCATAAACTAAACCACGTGGTATTTCTATCTTGTAGATTATCTCTGGATTTAGTTTGTCTTGAAGTTCTATACCTCTTACTATACCTCTAAAAATCTTATCGTTACCGTAAGCTATAAACACAGAGTCGTCAAGGTTAAATCTTTTTTCATTCCTTAAGAACCCGTAGTATCTATCCCAACTATTTTGGAACTTTACAGTGTATATGTTATCTATTGTCATAATCTCTTAAAATGTAGTTTTATTCTTTTTATACGCTGTTTTTCTATTAGCTTTTTATCACCGTACTCTTGCAATAAGTATTCTAAGTCACTTAAAAATATACCACAGTCAAAGCCTGAATTTTTACCTAAGTAATGCAATTGTTTATTATAAATATAAAGTACTTTCCTTTCATTTAAAATAGAGTACTTCCAGTCAAATCTTTTACGAAGTCTTCTTAACAATTTTGTTTTCATAATTTTTTACTTTTGTTCGTATCTATTCCTTAGGTATGTATAAACATCCCAAACCTTCTTCTCAGCGTCCTCCTGTTTCTTGTACATCACGGACCCTAAGTTCTCTTCAGAGGTGAACGTCTCACCAGTCTCAGTATTGTAGTGGTAGTCCTTACCGCAGGAAGATATGCCACCCTTACGGATGGCTATCTTGAATCTAGCTCCATCGACCTTGATGTAAACCTGCCAGTCATTATCTATGCACCACTTAAAATCAGAATAGCTGTTCTTGTGCATCCTTCTTAGGTGTTTCTGTTACAAATTTTATCCAGCGCCCGTTTGAATCTCTTCCCTCAAGAGGAGGAGTGTCGCTTATAAATGTCCCGTAAGCAACCAACCACTTGTAGAACTCAGTTCTTGATATTGTGTTCCTAGATTTAGGACCGAAGTCTGGGTTGTCGTTGACGAAGTCTTGGTACAACTCACTCTTGAATAGTATGGTATTGTTCTTAAGCTTGTCTGAAGCTTGGCTTCCCTCAATAAGTCCACACCATTCAATGAATTCGTGACGCGTTGC